CGCAGGCGCGAGAGGATCCCAAAAGTCTCCAACCACATTCGTTGGTTCGCAGTCTGGCAAACCTTACCCAGAACTGTCATGGTAATAGCCAAAGGAAAACGGTCCGTGGCACTCGACAAATCGATCGAGTACACGGTTCGTCCCTCTTTCAACCACTGCTGCACAATCTTCACGCCCTTTGATTGCTCAAAAGTGCAATCTTGGGGGATTCGTGAAAGGCTCTTATACAGAGCCCTGCCCCACGGTTCCATCATCCACTGAGCCCATTTGGGCGTGGCCTGATAGAATCGGACCTTCCCATCCTTTTGGATACGCGAGCGCACGTTCCCGTGCCTCCAGGTATCGTCGAGGATGTCGGACCGCAGACCAGGATACGTCAGCATCTTGATCTGCCTTAAGGCGAAAGGCATGTGCTCAGTCCGAGGCCAGAGTTGAACCTGGTATCGGTAGAGAGCGCGGGAGGAGTAGACAAGCTCCTTCCATGCAGTTGTGAGAGTCTTCCCATCGTGTTCATACTTGCGTATGGACATGGGATTTCTGACTTCACAGGTTGAAGGAATTCTGAGCTCAGGCAGCCAATTGGGGATTAATGAGAAAGGTTTAATTTTTCCCATACCTCTCCTAGAGGCGGCTTTGAACCCAGTCCTCCTGGCCTCCGTCCAAGCAGACCTTGTTCCCCCACTCAGCACCGGAAGGGTGATGAATGGAGGTAGAGGAGTGTTGGGCATGTACGGGATGTACCCAAAACGGGTACCATCCTGACATATCCAACCTTTGGTTGTCTGACTATTGAGAGAGACGGCACTATGTCCGCCTCTCCTCTCGAAAGACTCCCTCACCTGCTTGAATCCAATCCTGCCTTCCGGGGTTTTCTCCGGATAGCGAGATTGGTCCAGATCTGGATAGAAGGCAGGCGCCAACACGGCATTGAGAAATTTCTCTCTGTCGTATGTCGCCACTGCAGTCTTACGGTCCCCAACAGCCGTGAAGATTCGCCAAAGCTGTAAAAGCTGAAGCTTCTTCAGGTCATCAGTTCCCTTCAGAACTTGCAGAGGGTAGCTAAGAAATTTAGCAACACCCACCCAAGCTGGAGGTGGGGTACTGTCCTCACTGGACTGCATGCGGTGCGCTATGAACAACCAGATAGATTTACATCTTCCGGCTGTCCAATCGAACCCATTGCATTCCACCCATTGCAAAACCGAACGGAGAACAAGTTCTCTGTAGGGCCTAGCAATGAGGTAGTGTAGGTCGGCTGCTTGCCTTGCGGCTTTCGTGCTCAGCATGGATCTCTCCTTGTTGATGTTCGAAGTTAGCAAAGGTCTGCCAAGACCTAACCCTACCCACGATATGTCCACGAGATGACAAGGGTATGCCATCTTCGCTTCGTCCACGGGCGAACCCGGAGAGGGGAGGACTCCTCCT